CTACAGAATCAAATTCTTCACCTTCTTCATCTTCCCAACCCTTATCGTCAGTTTCACCAGCTTCTATAGAATCTTCATCCCAAATTTCATAAGAGACTGTAATTCTTTTACTATCATCTTTAGATTCATTAATGCTTTTATTATATTTGTCTGCAATTTTTTTAGCAGTTTGTTTTGATTTTTCAGAAATATCACCTTGAAAGTCTGACCAAGTTTTTGATTTTTTATCATATACTGCATATTCAGCATCATCGGCATCTTCTCTAGGATATATACCAACTTCAAAGGTTTTAACAGATTCTAATAATTTATTTTTAATATTTTCATTGATAGGTTCTACTTTAACTGCTTTTAACATAACTGGAGTTTTATCTTTAGACATAGCTTTAACATTCTTTCCTAGATACGCCTTTTTACCAGCTTCGAAAGATCCTTTAAACTCTATATCTTTTTTCATGCCATTATCAAAAGTAACTCTTAAAACAGTTTTCGCTTCTGTTAGAGTATGTTTATCTTGTAAAAGTTTGTTTACTGATTCAAATAAATCCATTGGAAAATCCTCTTTTATCATTATTTATTTTAATTGATTTAATGCTATTCTAATTTGATGGGCAATCTCAGATTCATTTCCCATAAAGAAATATCTCTTCTTATCATACTCTATTCCAAAAACCTTTCCGCCCATCTTTGCATGAATAAATCCTAAAACATATCCAGAGTCTAAAAGTTCTTCATGATCATTTAAACCATAGTCATCATAAGTCACTGCAATATCTTGTAATACTGTATGAACTTTTCTAGGATCTATTCCTTTCTCTTTTAGATAATATTTTAAAATATCTTCTATAGTATCTGATTCTGAAAATTCAAATTTTAATTTAGAAAAATCCCCATTATTACTTTCCATGAGATTTTGTCTTTTTTCTTTTAGATAACTTTTAAACATTCTTACTCCTTCCTTTATCTAATAATAGCTTCTTCATAAACTCTTTGTAACTCTTCCATGCTTCTTTATCATCAAAATAATCTAACTCTTTTTGATAATTTGAATGTGAAATTTTTGGAATCCATTGATCAATTTCTTTTAATATCTTAGAATATTCCATACCTTTTAAAATCATATTCTCTATATTTCTCTCGGCCATTGTAGAAAGATTTGCCTTCTTCTCCCAAGGGAATGAAATGTATTGTTTATAATTTTTTGACTTCAATTGATCTTGCATTTGACCATCGACATCTAATTCTTTTCTAATCGTCCTGTCGTTATTAATAGGGTCTAATGCGTGGCAAATTTCATGTCTAACCCTATCTATAAAATCTTCTTTGATAGATTTGTCTGAAAAGTTTTTAATCTGCTTTGGAGACATAAAATAAATTGTAACTCTATTCATTTTTCCTACATCAAATCCACCATCGAATCTAATCAAATCTTTTTCAGGTTTTTGTGAAATTGTAAAAATGATCTTGTTAGAATTTTCATAAACATCATGAGTTATTCTTCTTTTAAAAATGTCTACAGAATCATGAGATAAGTTTCCTAAAATATGCTCCGGAGAATAACCTTCACGTTTTTGTAATTTCAACCATTCAGAAGTTAATTCATAAGCTTGATTTGCATAGTCTTTCATATCATCAGAAAGAGTCATTAAATTTGTAGATTCGAAAAGTGCTCTAAAAGAAATCATTGAAAATCCCTATCAATAAGTTTATTTATAGATAGAATAAATCTCTTCCAAACTTTAGGATCTTCGTGATAAAATTTTAATAAAGAATTTTCTGGAGTATAGTTTTTCAAATAATTCAAAGCGTCTTTTTTAGATCTGGATTTCTTCTTAATATCTTTAAAAACTTCTTCTGCTTCTGTAGATATATAAGCATCAAGTTCCCAAGGAAATTTATAATACTCTTTAAATAATTTTTCTAAATCTTTTTTAGCATTTTGTCTCTCGTCAAAATCTTTAGAATAGATAATAATTTTCTTTAACTTTTCTACATTATCCCTAAAAGATTTTATAACTTTATCAGACTTTTCTTTTAATTCTGGTTTGTTTAATTTTGGATCTATAGAATGAATTAACTCATGTAAAATAAGTCTTCTAACATTTTTAAATTCATTTCCGCCTTTTTTAAAATCATTGTAAAGATCTTCTGAAACTGTTATCCAAAGAACATCATCCTTAATCCAAAAGTGATATTTACTATCTTTTATATTAATATTTACTTTAACTTCTTTATCACCAAACTTAGATTGAATTTCTCCAGAATATATTTCTTTTTGATCAAGTTTCTTTTGAAAATAATTGTAAGTAACATGAGAATCTATAAGTTCATAAAGTTTTTTAATAACTTCATCCGCAAAATTTTCCATAGATTTATTAATTTGAATAGATGCTTCTGTTAAAAATGTAGTAAAGTTCATATGATTATTTATGTTTTCTAAATAACTATATGATAAAAACTATTCCAGAACATTTAATTTTAGTCGATTTATCTTCAGGTCCAGATGATATTTTATTTGAACTTTATTGTGATGTAGATTTAGAATTTTCTTTTAGAAATAAACTTTATAAAGTGACTATTCCAAAAGGATTTAGAACTAATTTTGCATCTGTTCCGAAAAAGTTTAGAAATGTTATATCAAATGTTTCTATGTTTAATAAATGTTATCTTCTTCATGACTATATCTATTCTAAAGATTGTTTATTAAACTTTTCTAGAAGTGATGCTGATGTAATGTTAAGAAGAAATTTAGAAGATTTTGGAATGGATTTTATAGATAGGTGGACTGTATATTTTTCTGTTAAATATTTTGCAAAGAAACATTGGAAATCTTAAAACTTCTTCATTCTATTTCTAGTTTTTTCATTTCTTAATTTTACAAAGTTTGTATTAAAGTTTCTTTTAAAATCTTTTCTAATTTGTATTGCATCAAGTCTATTATTATTTTCTACCATAGCGATACCTTTCACCATCAACTTTCTATAGGCAACTATTCTATTATATAATTGTAAAAGCTTTAGATTTAAATTTTGTCCAACTCTTCCTTGTGAAATGTTTTCTAATAATTCATCTGCAACTTTATAAAGATCAAAAATAATATCATAAGTAAGTTCCGTAAATTCTTCAGACTTTTTCTTTGTTAAATTTTCTTTACTCTTTTGAATTTCTATAACTTGTTTTTCTAATTCAGTTTGTTGTTTGTCAACTTTCCTTTCAATTTTTTGTCCTATGCTCTGAGTCATTTTTTGAATCTGTTCTTGTAAATCTTTTTCAATATCTTTCATAAATTCCTCTTTTGGATATATTTAGTCTATCGGGAAAATTAAATTTCTAAAATCCTTGACAACACAAATTAAAGATTGTAATATAACTATGAGGTAACAAGATGAAACCTAATTTATTTGAAGAAGAAATTTATGATCATGTTCTGTTAGTTGATGGACATAGTCTAATTTTCAGAGTTGTTAATGCAGCACAATCAGAACTAGACAAAGAAAAAATGACAGATCCAGAGTTTACATATTTTAAAATTTACTTTATGAACGCTTTGAAAACCTTAGTTGAGAAGTTCAATCCTACTCGTGTAATCGTCGCTATAGACCCTAAAAACGGCTGGAGAAAGGGAGTATACAAAGAGTACAAGGCGAAGAGAAAGGCTGCTAGAGACTCTTCTAAAGTGGATTTTGAGGCATTCTTTAAAGTGTTGGATCCTTTCTTAGAAGATTTCAAAAAAGCATTTCAAAATATAGAAGTTTTAAAGATCGATGAAGCTGAAGGTGATGATGTTATTGCGGTAGCTTGTCAAAATATTAAGTCTAGAATCACTATAGTTTCTGTAGATAAAGATTTCTATCAATTACAAATTTTCAAAAATGTTAGTCAGTATCATCCTATAGAAAGAGTTATGAAAAAATCTTTAAATCCTATGAATGATCTACAGACAAAAATTATTGGTGGAGATGAAAACGATAACATTCCAGCAATATATCCAAGATGTGGACCAAAATCTGTAGAAGCTGCTATTAAGAATAATTTTATATATAACTTACATGATGAAGAGTATATAAAAGATGAAAAAAACTATGCTGAAATTATTAAAAAATGTAAAATTGAACCAAAACAAATTCTAGAAAATTATGTAAGAAATACTCAACTAATTGATTTCAAACATATTCCTCAAGAAATTGTAAATAGAATTTTAAATGAACTTAATAATCCAGTTACTAAAAAATTTGATGGAAGAAAGTTTATGACATTTGTAGTAAAACATAATCTTAAACCAATTCTAGAACGTGCTCAAGACTTTACAAACAGTTTAGGAAGGATATGGTATCAAAATGACTCTATCTGAATAAGTAAAACAAATAACAAAAAATTATAAAAATGTGTCTGTAGTAGATTTTGTAATAGATGAAATAAAACATCAAGCAAGAAACGGAAACTTTTATCTCAAAATCGATGCATATTTTCTAAGAAGCAAATTTCTAACAGACTTTCTAATCAAAGAAGGATTTGAAATAACTTATGAAAATGATCTTGTAGGAATAATTAGCTGGGAGGAAAAATGAATTTAGCAAAACAAATGCATATACTAGCAGATAAATCTAAAAATAATCATGAAGATATTTTAAAAAAGAGAATCCTAGACTCTATCAAAACTAGTGCAGAATTAGGTTTGTTCAGTCTAGAATATAAGTTTAAATCACATCTTTCGTATATTCAATTAGAGATGATTAAAATCGCTTTAGAATATGAAGGATTTAAAGTAGAATTTTTAGATGATAATAGATATATCTTTATTTCATGGGATTTATAATAATGGAGAAAACAATGAACGCAAAAGAAATGAACAAATTTACAACAGATAATATTTTCTTAGGAATAGAAACTTTAAAAGACTCTATCAAAAAAGAAATCACTCATCAATCAAATCTAAAACAGTTTAATACTGAAAGAGATTTCTCAAATGAAGTTTCTTTACAAACTAGATTTGAACTAGTAAACTATTTAAGATCAGAAGGTTATTATTCAACTCTCTTAAATAATAATCAAACAATCTATGTAAGTTGGGGTGAAACAGAATATGTAAACTAAGAATTTTCCATGTAAATTTCTCTAATAAATATTAAAACAATTGAAGAGAGATTATTTACATGGCTAATAATAGAGTATATAAAACTGGTGAATATAAATTAGTTAATCCAGGAAAGTATAAAGGATCTAAAGCACCAAAATATAAATCATCATTTGAAGAAAGAATATTTTGGTGGTGTGATGTAAATGAAAATATTATAGAATGGTCTTACGAAGCGTATCCTATACAATATATTTTTGAAGGTGATAATACTTGGACAGATTATGAAAAAAGTCTAGCAGATAAACTTTCTCATAGATACTATCCAGATATTTTTATTAAAGTTAAAGATAATGATGGAAAACTTGTAAACTATATTCTTGAAATTAAACCATACTCACAAACAGTTAAACCAGTAGAACCTAAAAAGAAAACCAAAAAAGCTTTAGCAAAATTTGAAAATGCGTTAACAGAATTTTTAAAGAATGCTAAAAAATGGGAAGCTGCTAGAAAATTTGCTAAAGAACGAGGAATGTTGTTTAGTGTATTGACAGAAAGAAATTTGTTTACTTAATACACGAAATTTGTTGGAAAGAGTTTGAGATAAAATTATGATAAAATTGAAGGAGAATGAAAGAATGGTTAAATATGATGATGTGAAGGATTTGACTACAGAAGAATATTTTAATGGTAATAATTTTAGTATAGATATTTTTAATAAGAAATATTCTTTGAACGGTGAAACATATGTTCAAACATTAAAGAGAGTTTGTGATTATATCGCATCGGCTGAAGATACTGAAGAAAAAAGAAAATACTGGTCTGATAGATGGTTTGATGAAATATTTAATGATTGGTGGCACCCTGCTGGAAGTATTATGCAAGGAGCAAATTCAGGTAAAAAAATTTCAATGGCTAACTGTACTACAATTTCTTTGGGAGTAAATGATGAAGATTCTGAATGGGATAATTTAGAATCTATTTATAAAAATACAGCTTATACTGTTGCTAAGACCGCAGCATACAGACAAGGTCTCGGTTTGGACTTTTCTAGAATCCGTCCACAAGGTTTGAATGTTTTGAATAGCAGTAAAGAATCTCAAGGTGTTATTCATTGGATGAAATTTATTGATTCTATTGGAAATTTTATTGGTCAATCTGGTAGAACTCCTGCTATGCTTATGTCATTAAATATTTCTCATCCAGATATTGAAAATTTTATTACTGTCAAATCAGATTATACAAAAATTCAAAATGCTAATATTTCAGTACAAATTACAAATGATTTTATGGAAGCCGTTAAGACAAATTCTGATTGGGAGTTGATTTTTGAAATTCCTGAAGTAAAAGTAGGCGATAAAGTTTATGTGGATGTACATTCTATTGATATGGATTGTTTAAAAGATGAATCTGGAAAGTATTATAAAATTGCTACAAAAAATCGTCCTTATGAAAAGATTGTAAAGAAAGTAAACGCAAAAGAATTGTTAGAACTTCTCGCAAAAAATATGTTACAAAATGCAGAACCAGGAGTTCAATTTATAGATATGGCGAAGTATTGGAGTAATTCAGATTATCTTTATGAAGAAAATGTAGAATACGATCCAAGAATTATTTCCACAAATGCTCCATTAGTAGGTGATACTATAGTAAATTCTATAGAATATGGTAAAACCACTATAAAAGATTTATATAATAATGGTAATGCTAGTTTATTTGTTTATAATATAGCATCAAAAGCACCACAAATATTAACAATTAATTCACAATTTAAGAAATTTGAAAACCAACAAGTTTGGAAAATTATTCTTGAAAACGGAAAAATATTTAAATGTAACGGAGAACATAAGTGGTATGTAGATGGTTCTATGAAAGAAACTTATAAATTAATTGCTGGAGATTCTTTTGTATTAATTTCTGGTCTAGAGACACAATTAATTAAGATTATTTCTATAGAAAAATTAAATGAATTTGAAGATATGTATTGTGCTGTAGTTCCGACATATCATTCATTTTTAGTAGATGATGGTTATGTAACATCAAATTGTTCAGAACAATATCTATCAAGAGAAAGCTTATGTGTTCTAGCATCAATTAATTGTGGTAAATTTTCTACAAATAAATACGAAGAAGAACTTTCTATTATTGCGCCATCTGTAAATAGATTTTTGGATAATGTAAATGAAATGGAAGTTAGGGATAATACATATGCGACACCTCATCAAAAAGTTGCAATTCAAGCTTTACGAAGAACTGGCGCAGGGTTAACAAATCTTTCTGGATGGTTATTTAAGAATAATGCTGCTTATGGATCTACAGAAGGAAATGAACTTTTAGAAAAATTTAATGAAAGATATAATTATTTCCTTTATAAATCTTCTATTGAACTTGGTGAGGAAAAAGGTTCATTTGGAATGTTTTCAGAAGAAAAATATACTAAATCTCCATTCATTCAAAATCTTATGAAAAAGGGATTAAATTTTAAAACAATGAGAAATGTTACTTGTTCATCAATCGCACCAGCAGGAACACTATCTACCATGTTTAGAGATTTCGTTATGTCATATGGTGTAGAGCCAGCATTTGGATTATATTTCTGGAAAAGAACTAGGATATCTGGAAAGTATGAATATTACTTTTGTGTTCCTAATGTTGTTAGAGAATATTTTAAACAATCCGGATATGAAATTCCAATGACAGTGGATTGCTTAAAAGATACATGGGACGGTTCTTTAGGAGCACCTATCGCAAAGTTTATTGATGAGTCTAGAGAAAAGTTAGCAATCAGATTTAAAACTGCTACAGAAGTTCCAGTTCAAGATAAATTAGATCTTATGTCTAGGTTAATGAAAGATGTAGACTCTTCAATTTCAGTTACTTATACTCTTCCTGAAGGTTCTACTTGGAAAGATACTTATGATCTTATCGTAGGAGCTTATGAAAAGGGTGTCAAGTCTATTGCAGCATTCCCAGACAAGAAAATGTATGGAATTATTTCATTCATTCCTTTTAGAGATCTTGCTGTAAAGTTGACTAAAGAAAATGTCGCAATTTATGATGGTAATTTATCTGAAGAAGAAAAGAAAGAATTGGGTATTGTTAAAGCTGGTTCACAAAAATCATTTAGTTCAGATGCACCAAAGAGAAATAAAACTTTAGATCAAGATGTTTATGTTGTAACGTCTAAAGGAAAAAAATATATTATTTCTGTTGGTAAACAAGATGGTAAACTTTATGAGATTTTTGGTGGATTAATTCCAGATAATCTTTCTTTTAAGTTCACACACAAACATGGAAAAATGACAAAAGTTTCACAAGGTCATTATACATTAGAAATTGGTGATGATATAGTTGTTAACAATTTTGGAGAAATTTTTACTGCGGAAGAACAAATGTTATTTAGAATGATTTCAACATCTTTACGTCATGGAATTCCAGTAAAGTTTATTGTTCAACAAATGGCAAAATCTGCTGAAGATATGTCTTCGTTAACATCAGTAGTTAGTAGAGTTTTGAAGAAATATATTCAAGATGGTGAAACTGCAAATGGAATGAAATGTCCTGTGTGTAGTAGTAAAGAACTGATATATGGTGATGGATGTGTTAGCTGTTCTTGCGGATGGTCACGATGTTCTTGAAAATTTTCCCTTGACAAACTAAATTAAATGTGTAAATTCATTTATATGATGTTATATATAAACATGAGTGAATATAAATTTTTATTTTAAAGAAAATATAAATAATTATATAAATCTAAGGAAGTAAATGATCAGAAGTTCTAAACATAGTGTGAAATTCGCAAATGGTGGAAAGCAAGAACTGCTTTCCATGTTTGTAGATTGTTACAAAGATGCTTTAGAATTTTATGTTTCTTATTTGTGGGATTCTAGAATTGAACATGATGGTTATTTGTTAGATGTTGCTCAAGGGTTTTATGTATGTCCTAAGTTCATTTCTTCGGAAGTGAAACCAAAGGTTTCACGATTGACCGCAAGAGCTTTAAAATGTGCAGCTACACAAGCAAGTGCGATTGTAAGATCAGTGTTGAATAAAAGAGAAAGAGACGAGAACCGTCTAGAGTGGAAGAAATCTAAAGGGATGAAAGATGAAAGGTTAGAGAAGAAACTTTCAAAGGCTCCAACTAAGCCAAATTTAAAAAATATTCATTGTGATTTGAATTCTATTTTGTGCAGTTTGACCGAAGGTCAAAACACTTTTGATTTTTGGTTAGAATTGCATTCTTTGTTTTCGGATGTTCGTGGATTGAAAGTTTTTCTTCCTTTGAAGAACTTCACTAGAGCGAAGAAGTGGCAGTCTCAAGGAGAGATTCTAAATGGGATTTCAGTTTCTAAAGAGACGGTGACTTTGCGTTATGAAGTTGCAGGAGTGCCTAAGAAAGAGATTGGAGATGTCATAGCAGTTGATCAAGGCTTGTCAACTTTATTGACAACTTCAAGGAATGATGAGTTTCCTTTAGATATACATGGTCATACATTGAGTTCAATTTTAGAGAAGCTATCTAGTTGCAAGTTAGGCTCAAAGGGATTTGATCGCGCTTCCGCGCATAGAAAGAATCACATCAATTGGTTAGTTAAACAATTAAACTTAAGCAATGTCAAAGAGTTAAAATTAGAGAACATAGAGAATATTAAATATGGAGTGTGTGTTTCTAGATTGTTGAAGCATTGGAGTAATCCATTGATTCGAGATTCGTTAATTAAACTAGGTGAGGAACTAGGCGTCCTAGTGACTCTTGTAGGTAACGAATTTAATAGTCAGAGATGTAACAAATGTGGATGGGTCCAAAAATCAAACAGAAAGGGAAAAGTGTTTCATTGTAAACACTGTCATCATGAAGATGATGCAGATGCTAACGCATCTAAAAACATCTTAGATAGACATATGTTGTTTGAGTTACCTTTTGGGTTCAGGTCATTGAAGAAAAACTTAGTTGGTTTCTTTTGGAATCAGAATGGTTTGTTTTCAAAGACTGGTGAGGAGATTACAGTCCCTCAATCCATAAAAACGTAAAAATATAACTAATCAAAAGATTTACTTATATTCTACGTAACTGTTATCTTAGGCTGATGGGTTGAGCTATGTCAGTCTTTTTTATTAGAAAGGTTTCATGAAAGTTATTAATAAAAATATTTTAGAAATTTCTGATGGATTGATTTGCCATGCTTGTAATTGTCAGAACAAGTTTGGAAAAGGTTTAGCTAAAAGTATTCGAGATAAGTTTCCGCAAGTTTACCATGAGTTTTTAAAATTTTCTTCGCTACATAATTTTCCAAAAGATAGATTGGGAAAGATTCAGGAAGTTTATATTAATAAAAATTTATCTGTAGTGAATATTTTCTCACAACTTTATTATGGAAATTCTAAAGAGACTAGAATAGATTATAATAATTATCCAGAAATGAGAAAATGTTTTATTCAATTAAAAGAGATTAGAAATGGAAGACCTATATATTTCCCATATGGTTTTGGATCTGGTTTAGCTGGTGGTGATTGGAATAAAATTTCTAGTATGATAGAAGAATATTTTCCAGATGTTATTTATTGTAAAATTTAAAGAAAGGTTTCTATGAATAGTTATGAATTTTCTAAATTTTATTCTGGAAAGGTTATTAAAATCGTTCAGAATTTGATCGATGGAAAGAAATATAAAAATTGTAAGAATAAAAATGGTTATACGTTTAATATGAAGAGTTATGGTTTTAGAACAAACTTTTGGATTGAATTTGTTTCTGGAACTCTTCGAAATGGTGATTTATTTTTATATGATGATTGTAGAGGAATTTGTACACCAGATTTTATTAGAATTCCTATCTTTCATAATGATAAAGTTTTTGTAGAATTAGATTATTTAAGATCAGTTTTAATTCATGAGTTTACGCATTGTTATCAGAAACAATATACAGTAAGTTTTAAAAGTTCTGAAGATGATTATTATTTGTGGTTGGCTGATGAGAATGAACAGGAAGCTATTTTAAATCAATTTGAATTTGGATTAGAAAGTGGAAAGAGTTTTGGAGAATTACTTAAGATAAGAAATTTCAAAGAGTTGTATAAAATTTATCCTGAATTGTTTGTAAAATTTAAAGAAAGATCAAGAGAATAAAGAAAATTCTGAACGTAAACTTTTAGAAAAATTGAAAAGGAAATATGAAAAATGAACTATATATCTGAGCAAAAGAGATTAAATATTGTAATAACTATTTGGTCTAGCATTTCTGGAATGTTTTGTAATATGTTAAATCCAGAATTTCGAGGACATAATTTTAAATGGAAATCTGATTTGATTATAAACTATGCTTGTGATATGGTGTGGTGTCAACATAATTGTAATGATAAGATGGTTAGAAATTTTGAATGTACTGTAAAAGAATATAGTAGAAAACTTGCAATAGAAATATATAATGATATGTTAGAAAAATCTAATTTAAAGGATGAAAAATGATTAATATTTTGTTACTATTATTTTCTACAAATTGTGATTCTCTAAATTCTGAGATTTATAATTTTTCTAGAAAGTTAAAAGAAGTAGAGTTTTGTAAATGTGTTTCTAGAAAGAGTTTTGTAAGTTCTGTAAAGATTCCAAAACTTTCTTCTGACGATAAAGAAAATTGTTCTATGTTATTAAATGATATAGAAGGACTTACAGAAAAATACAAACAAATTAAAAAGGAATTAAAATGAATGATTCTAGATATGATATTTTTAAAAAATATAAATTCACTAGTGATGGAACTTGGTTTGTAGAAGGAACTGATGTGTTTTTAGATTTTTTTTCATCCTAATGTTTTAGTTCCATATGGTATTAGACAAAATGAAAATGACTTTAAAGGTTGTGTCGTTGGTGATTATAGATTTGATGAAGAAAATTGCGGAACTGATGAATTTTATATTAATGGTAAACCTTCTGAAGAATATACATTGGAAGAGTTAGATGAAATAGAAAAAGAATATAATGAAGCGATTTCTAAATTTACTAAAGAAGAGTTAAATGAATATGCTGAAAAGTTTCTTTCTGTTCAATTAGTCAATCTTAAATTTAAAAAGGTTGATGAAATTAGAAGAATTGATAAATTAATCTCGGAGAAATGGAATGAAAAAGAAACTATTAAATTTTAATGAACCACTTAAAGAAAATATTTCTGTTGGTGAAATTTTAGATATTATAAATCAAAGATATGGAAAAGTTAATCTATATGAATGTCAATTTTATATAGATGATCCAAATTATGATTATGATGAATACTCTACTTTACATTTAAAAATTCAAAGAGAAGAAACTGATGAAGAGTTTAATAAAAGATGTAAAAAGTCTAAGAAGAAATATAAACCAACATTAGAAGATTTGAAGAAAGAGTTTGGAGATTTTAATCATTTTAACTCAGATGTTGTAGAATCATTTCAAGCATTATATAATCTAAAAATGAAATCTAAAGATGATCCTAATTATATAAAGAATGTTTTAATCAACGCTGGAATCATAAATGAAGAAGGAAATTTAACAGAACATTATAGGAATGAAAATACTTGAATAAATAATTTCATGCGATTTAAAACATTTTATTTAAAAGAAGTTGTTTCTCCAGAAAAGCCAAAAAAAGTATATTCAAAAAGCGTAATTAAAAACGCTGGGACAAATACCGCACATAAACTTAGATATAAAGAATTCGTAACAAAAAACGGAAATAAAGTTTATGTTACATTTAAAGATACTTTTGATGATGGTATTAAAATAGATTTTCAAGTAAATGATTCTTTTGATGATTCTAATTTAAACGATGTGAATGTATTAAAAAATGTTTTATATGTTGTTTTAAGAGAAGTTAATAAAAAGAAATATAAAAGAATCGAATTGAATCCAAAACATAGATCAGATTTAAATAGAAATAATAAACATATTAGATTTGATTTATTTAGAAAGTTGATTAATAAAAATCTTAATGATTATTCGGAATATTATGTTGATCGTTCTGATTATGGCGAATCAGATCATATTTTATTAGTAAGAAAAGAAGATATAAAAGAATCTGAAGAAAGAACTCATGGAAAACTTTTATCCGAATTAAAACCTTCTTTGAAAACAGTTATGATTTTTAGAGCAAGAGATTCTAAAGGTGATGAATTTGATTCTAAAGATTATGTAACATTGTCTTCAAAATTTGCTCTAGAACATGCTGAATCAAATCATGTATATAATGATGAACAATATATTGTAATAAGAGCGATAGTTCCTACAAATCAATTAGCAGAAGCATCAAATCCTGGAGAATGGTTTTATATAGGTCCGAAAATTCATGGTGATGTCGTTTATAAATCTCTTGGTCCAGATGATTATGAAGGGAAAATAATTGATTTAAAATTTGCTAGGAAATTAAAATTATGAGATTTAAAACATTTTATTTGAAAGAGAATATTAAATTTTTTTCGAAAACTACATTAGATTTTGTGAAGGATCTTGGATATTCTAAATCCATCACTCCAAGAAATACAATAATCGTTTATCATGGAACTTCAAAAAAGAATGCAGATAACATTTTAAAAACTGGAAAATTTAAAGGACATCCGTGGTTTGCGTTGGATAAATCAATTGCTGAAAAATATGCTACTTCTCATGGTGGAAAGAATAATACAATTTTGACTTTAGAAATCGATCCATCATCAGTTCTTCCAGTAGCTGGTTCATATTTATCTGCTAGAATGGAAGGACTAACAATTCATGGAAAAGATTCTAATAATAATGTTTGGCATCTTCCGAATGAGGAATTAAAATTATGAGATTTAAAGAATTTTATTTGAAAGAAGCATCTGGTCAAAATTTAATAATTGTTGATATACAACCTTCTTATAAAAAGGCTATTAAATTTTCTATAGAATCTTTTTGTGATCATTTAATTGAAGAAGATTATACTAAGATTCTATATTTATATAATGGACCAGATTTGGGTATGGAAAATTCTGATGATATAATGGATTTTCTTATTGAAGATGGTTTAGATTATGATGAAGAAAAAGTTGAACAAATGCCTCATATGACATTTTATGAAAAAGGATATGCATTTTATAGGGATATGATGGATTCTGGTTATGATTATAAAGACATTGTAAAACTTATTAAATATATGTTAAGTAAAAATTATAATACGTCTGAAGATTTAGAAGAAGATGAATGGAAGACCTTAAAAATTGAAGACCCTGCACCTAATAGAATTTTTATACCAGATGTTCTAGATATGCTTAAAAAATATAATAATATTGTTTTGTGTGGTGGAAAGAATGAATGTTTAGCAGAGATTGAAATTTGTTTAGATGTTCTTGACAAACCATACACATTATTAAATAAGTTTGTTTATTAGTCGTTATATAAATACTTGAAACCTTAAAGGAAATAAACTATGTCAGAATTTAGAAATTATGTAGAAGATACTATGTTATTTGAATCTTATGTTGGAGAAGTTGAATCTAAAGAAGATTTTCAAGAACTTCTAACAGTTTTAACAGAATGTGAAGAAAGACTTGATGAATTTCTTGGTCTAGGAAAAGTTGGATCCGCTCTTAAGAAGCTTTCTGATAAAGGTGATAAGAAAGCCGAAGAGGTCAAGAAGGCCACTAAGGAGACTGTAGAGAAGGGTAAAGATGTGGTCAAGGGAATGGCTAAAGATGCTGTAGACGCTGTTAAAAGGGATGCTAAAGAAGTTGCGCAGAGTCATAAAGAGATTGCTGTAGCTGTTGGAAAGAAAACATCTGAACTCGCGAAAGAAGCTAAAGATAAGTTCGTAAAAGTTTCTGCTCAAGGTCGAGATGCTTTAAAGAAGATTTTCAAAAATATTAAAGATGCTAGTGAAGATCAGAAGAAAGTATTAGCAGAACTCGAACCATTGTTTATGAAAATTGATGATGGAAAGAAGTCTGTAAGCGGTAGTGAAGGAATTAAAATTTTGGCGGCAATCCTCGGAATGGGACCAGATGGACAAACTCCTTCTTACAAAAACTATACTAAGAAACTTGAAATGCTTCGTACTACTCCTATGTTAAGTTCTTTCAAGATTTCTGTAAAAAAGATTTAAAAATTTCATAAAACTCTTTCAAAATGCTAATTGATTAATCTCTTTTAGCATTTTCTTTTTGGATAAATACTCATATGATAAACGAAAATTTACTAAACATTGCAGATCATTATTTAACAGAAGCTTCAAATACTTATTTAACAGTTTTGAATCAATATTATAATAAAAAGACTGGAAATAATTATCCAAATCCAGATGAATCTAGAGAAGATCTTCAGCAAAAAGTTGTAGATATTGCTTCCGAAATGAATCTAGATGTTCCTGGAAAAGATCTTAGAACAAAAGCTAATAATGCTAATCGATTAATCTTAGCAAATTTAAAAAATGTAAAACCAGATACTGAAAAGAAAACTGGTCCAAAAACTTCTATCACTACAACTGGAACAGATACTGAAGAAGCACCTAATGATATAGAACAAAAGAAATTCCCTAAGTATGATGAGTTTAGAAAAAAATGGTATGCCACAACAGTTTCTATGGGTTGGCCTAAAGATTTAAAAGTTCCAGATGTAAATGATAGTCTTTCTGAAAAAGGTATTATATATCCTTGGAGTAGTGTTACAAAATCTGCTTATCCATTTAATAAGAGAGGAAAAGGTGTAGTAACTTTTAGAAACTATACCAAAAAAATTCAAGATTATTTGTATACTAAATTTGAAAATGATCTTCCAGGATTAAAGAGATTATTAGAAAAGGTTGAATCTATTGTAGAAGTTGAGAAACAATTTTTAAAAAAGAAACCTACAAATTTCGTCGGAACTCTTTTATTGAATATGTTTAAAGGAATTGGTGGAACTGAAAAGGATGAAGCTATTTTAAAATGGTTAGGTCAAAAGTCTACTGGAATGACTGTATTTGAATATCAGAAATATATTTTAGAAGAGATGTTAACAAAAATGTCTGTAGGTGATGATGTATCTAAAACATTAAAACTTATTCTATTTCCTTTATATAAACAGATTAAGAATACTTGTGAGAAATATTTTATTATAGAACCTGTTAAATTTGAAGATAGAAATTTCCACGACAACGAATACCAAGCATATTTTAATGTAAAGGTTCGTCCTGGTACAAAATCTCAACAATACTCTATGGCTTATTCTCCTTTCGTATTTGTTTTAGAGAATAATGTTTTACCACTCCTTGAAGGAAAAGGTATAGGATCTAAGTCTGGAAGAAAGTTAGAATCAGATGTAGATGTAGATGATGTAAAAGGGTTAATAAAATCTTTAAAGAATACTACAGAAGATGAAGCATTAAAGAAAATAAATAAATCTCCAGATATAGAATTGGTTTATGATGCTTTAGATGATCAAGATAAAGTTATAGGAAAATATTTTATAGAGTTTGGATATTTTAATAAAGGTTGTAAGATAACTGTTGGATATCGTTCGGAGAAATAATATGTCAAAATATAATAATGCATTACAAGAAGCAAGAAGACTTTTAGGAGAAACTGAAATTCAAGAAGAAGTGTCTCCACAAATTCAAAGTCTATTAAATCAAAAAGCTAGTTTACAAAAGAGAATAGATAATTTAGATAAACAAAGAAAGCCATTAATTCTTCAAATGCAAGAAATTAATAAAAAACTTACTATGTTAAATCAAGATATCAACGCTTAACTTGAAATTAAATTTTTGAAGACTATTTTAATTTTGAGCTTGTGAGAAATTAAATTTATAAAATCCTTGACAATCTAAATTAAAGATGCTATCATAGAATAAGTGAGGAACCTATGATAAGTCATTTTAACGAAAACTTTACAAAAGAATATTATAACAAAAATCCTAATTACATTTTACATAACTTTGATGAGAATATGAGAAATGTTTTAGAGAATGGATTTCAGTTAAATGATAGGACTGGAGTTGGATGTAAATTTCTTCCAGGGATTTTGACCACAGTAGATGTTTCTAAAAGAGTTCCTGTCCCGACCAGAAGAAAAACTGCTTGGAAATCTATGTTGAAAGAATATCTTTGGTTTATTTCTGGTTCTAATAATATAAAAGATTTGAATAAAATGGGATCTAAGGTTTGGGATTTTTGGAGAGATGATGAATGGTCTTTAAAAAATGGATTTGAAGAAGGTTCTATAGGATATGGTTATGGCACAAATTTAATTAATTATGGTTGCGATTTAAATGATATGGAAAATAATCCTGGATTTAATCAATTAGACTATGTGATAAACGAATTGAAGAATAACAAAAACTCTAGAAGAATTTTATTTAATTTTTATAGGCCAGATAAGTCCGGGAAAAATGATACTATATTACCACCTTGTCATAATCAATATCAATTTATTCCAGAACCTGATTCAAATGGGATTTTATCAAACCTGTCAGTATGTGTAACCCAAAGATCTTCTGATAGCTTTGTCGGAAACTTATCTACAAACCTTCAAGGTGCTGCGTTTTTACTTTATATGATTTGTCAACAAGTAGATATGAAACCAAGTAAAGTATTTCATTTCTCTGGAAACTTTCATGTATATAATAATCACGAAAGTTCTTTAAGAGAATATTTGAATAGAGATTGTCCAGATTCGCCTATATTAAAATTGAATCCCAAAAACTCTATCTATGATTATACCGCAGATGATTTTGAATTGATTGAATATAACCCTTTAGAAAAAATGAAATTGGAGATCGCTGTATGATAACACTAATTGCGGCAACTGATAGAAATAATTTAATTGGAGATAATGGAAAGTTACCTTGGAAAGTTCCGGAAGATATGGCATTTTTTAAGAAAATTACTTCAGGAAATATTGTAGTTCTTGGAAGAAAAACTTATATATCTATAGGAAAACCTTTAACAAATAGAATTAATGTTTTAATTTCTGAAAGTATTTTAAAAACGTTAGATACTACAAAACCTTTATCAGATTATGAAAATGATATTGTAGTAATAAACTCTTTTGAAGATATGTTAAATCCATATTTCAATTGTAAGAAAGATATTTTCATAATTGGAGGAAGATCGATTTATAGACAATCCTTAGAAAAATCTATTCCAGAAAAGTTATTAATTTCAAGAATAGATGATGAGTATGAAGGGAATGAATACTTTCCAGAGATTCCTAAAAATTATAAGTTAGTCCAAAAGTTTAGAATTTCACCAAGAATTTTAGTAGATGAATATAGGAGAATAAAATGAGAGAAGAATTTTTAACATACAAATATAAGATAGATAATATCATAAGAGAATTAGAAAGACATATCAAAACAAACATTAAACATTATTATAAATTTCAAGTAAATGATGTTTTAGTAGATGTTGTTTCTGAAAATATGTATAAAGTTTTAGAAATTAAAGTAGATGTTTCAAATTTTTATAATGGAGATGTAGATATTTTTGCAAAGTTAGAAAGTCATTCTGATTATAGTATCATTTACGATAAGGTTATTTTTAATAGACTATGCACATTAAAAGATTTCCAAACTAAGAATGAAAATTATATAAAGTGTTTGGAGAGTCTTAATGAAGTTTGAAGAAGAATTAAAGAAATATTCTATAGAAAAGATTCGAGAAGTTCCTAAGAAAATTTGTGAACTCTTGATTATAAACTCTTTAGAATATACAATTTTAGAAAAAGAATCAAAAGATGTTTTAGATACTGCGTTGATAAATTTTAAAAAGTCTAAAGATTATGTAGGATTTTATAAGAAAGATGAATTTAGAATCTATGTAAAATCTTCTTGGCTTTCTAAAACTGTTTGTGAAAGAAGAATAATAGATTTTTTAAAAGGAGTGTAGATGAATAATCGCAGAGAATCTATGTATCATTATTATAAAAAATATTATTCGAGATTTAAATATGATCATAAAAAATCTCACAAAGTATTTTTAGAAGATATATTTATGTTCTCGTTGGAGGATAAAAATATAAACATATTAAATTCTTTGAAAGGTGTAGATAGATTGAATTATGAACGAGACTTATTAGAACGGATTATATTTCCAATATCTGAAAAATATGAAGACTTAACTCTCGATGTTTATGAGAAAAAATGTTTATTTGTTTTAGCATTCGTGTATATTTTAAGTAAAACTAAAATTTAAAAAGGAGTGTAAATGTTTTTAAATTTTTTGAAAAAAGATAAACCACAAGAACCAATTATAGATAAGAAGGAAGAAGAAAGACGCATACGAGAAGAAAATGATAAACTCATTGGTGAAAAATGTAAAGAGCTACAGGAAATTATAGATTCTAGATTACCATTTGAAAAGACATTTAAAATTGGTGATGTAGTAAAATATACAAAGATTCCAAATGATTTTAAAATGGGGGTTATTCAATTTCATCCACTTAGAATTAGAGTATATCCTTATTGGGGCTATGCAAAACCAGAACATTATTTTATAGATGAGTCTAGAATGGTTGTCGAATATTTTGATAATAATGGAAATATTCGACAAATAAATGAAGAAACTAAGTGGTTTGAATCTGTATGAAGAAAGGATTTAATCAAATAGCTTCAAACATTCCAGGATTTGGTTCTATAAATATTTTCTATAATGCTGGTGGAAAAGTTGAGAAAGAAGGCACTAGAGGAATTTCACATTTAGCAGAACATCTTTTATTCAAATCCGTAGACCACATAGATGAAAAATTATCTGCGTATGGAATAAAGTTTAATGCATTGACTTCCGAAGATTATGTATATTTTTATTTCAATGGTCTAAATGAAAGTCTTAAACTATTTGAAAATGATATTATTAAAATTCTTTCCTATATTCCTTCTAAAGAAGATTTTGAAAAGGAAAAGAAAATTGTTTTAAGCGAATATTCAAATGTATTTTCTAAACAAAACGCAATTTTTCCAAATATTTTAAGAAAATACTTTAATAGATTTGGTGCAATTGGTTATAAGAAAGATATAGAAGAAATTACTTATGAACAATTTTTAGATTTTATTTCTATTCATTTTAAACAACCTACATATATTTCTAGAATTGGTGAAACAGATTTTGAAGAATATTATAAAGCATTAGTTTATTCAGATTTTACTACAATAACTTATGAAGAAAAAGATTATGGAGAAGAGTTTTTAGAATTTAATACATCTTCAATTCATCCTCTTATTTCTCATTGGTTTACTACAGATCTTGAAACAAATCTTTTAGACTTTATTTCTTTATATCTTTCGAGCGGTTTATCATCACCTTTATATCAATCGTTAAGAGAGAAAAATGGATTGGTTTATTATGTAGGTGCTGATACAATTTTTGATGGTAATATAAAACCTTTCTGCGTCTATTATGAATGTGAAAATAAGAATAAAAAAGATACTAAAAAAGTTGTAAAAGAATTATTTAAGAGCTTAGAATTAAATGAAGATAGATTTGAAAACATTAAGAAAATGATTGATGTTAAATTGAAGAAACAAAATATCTTTAATTTTGATACTACATTTAATAAAACAAATTTTGAAGATGTTGATTATGAACCTTTACAAAATTTGACATATGAAGAGTTTCAAAAAATCATGAAAAAGTTTTGTAAAGATTTTTTGAAGAATGAGAAAATAGCTATCGCACAAAAAGGAATTAAAATATGAACGTAAAATTTATTAAGATTAATGATAATGCAAAGTTACCATACAAAGCATCAAAATCAGCAGCTTGTTCGGATCTTTATTCTGTAGAAGATGTTGTAATACTTCCTGGAAAAACTGTGATGGTTTCCACTGGATTAAAGGTAGCATATATTCCAAATGGTTTTAGATTAGATTTATATGATCGTTCTGGATTTAGAGCTAAAGGAATTTTCGGCTCATCTGTAGGAATTATTGATGAAGATTATAGAGGAGAACTTAAAGTTATTCTTTTCAATTCTACTGATAAAGATTTCATTATAAAGATTGGTGATAGAATTGCTCAAGCAGCTTTAAGACCAGTTCAGCAAGTTTCTTATGAATTTACAGAAACATTTGAAGATACTGAAAGATCTGAAGGTGGATTTGGAAGTACTGGAAAAAATTAAATTTATAAAGATCTTGACTATTCAAATTAAAGATTGTAAAATAAGAATATAGTAAAGGAACTAAAATGACACCGATAAAATATAATTTGAATGCATTGAAGATTATAAATGATTTATCTTCAATTTCAAAAACCAAAGATGGAAATACACCAATTAAATTTGTAAAGGATCTAGAAGGAGTTCATGTTCGTTCTGGAAACTCTGCTAAGACAATTGTGTTCGCTGTAGATTTACCTTCAGAGAGTTTTGATATTCCAAATCCTACATTATCTTTTTATGATTATTCTGAATTTTATAAGTATGTAACAACTTTTCCAGATGCTACATTATCTTTTGGATTAGTCAATGAAGGATCAGAAAGAGAATTTGAAGGAATCATTATTACAAAAGATCGTAAGAAGATTTCATATCAAACCTCAGATGATGAAACTATTTCTGGAAGTATGAAGAGTTTGAAGCATCCAGATCCTACAACGTCTTTCAATTTTAATTCAGAAAACTTTGTTCAATTAAAGAAGATCATAAATCTTTTCCATAGCGATGATGTATTAATCAAATTAAAGTTTTCAGGAAAGTTTGTAGATATTTCAATCAAAGCAGAAAATATAGAAACTCTTTATGAAGATCAATTTGAATTAGATATTGAGATTGAAAAGGAATTTGAAATTGTAATTAGACACGAAGTTTTTAAGCATCTATTAAATACAAATTATGTAGTAGAAGCTTCAGAAGAATATCAATGTTTGTTTTTTAATTTTGTATTTGAATCTATCAAGGGTTCAATTCTAGTAACAGGAGAATAATAAAATGGCTAAGAAAAAAATTGAAGAAGCTGAATTTCAAGAAGTTGTTCAAGAACCAGTTCAAGATACCACACAAGTTGGATATAATGCTTTAGGAATGGTTGAAAATACTAGAGATGATGAAGACGAAGATGAGTCAAGTTCTTCAGAAGATCTACAAAAGTTAAACAATCTTTCAGAACAATATAGAAAGACTGAAGTAGAACAGACTCAAATGTTTATGAATCCTGAGACTGGAGAAATGGTTGAAAGATCTAAGCTTCCACCTCTTGAACAAATTAGAGTTACTGCAAAATCTACTGGACATCATATCAACGATCCTAAGAAGAATTGTAAGAAATGTTTCGGAAGAGGTTATACTGCAATTAAGTTAGAAGGTACACCAATTCCATGTGATTGTATTTTTGAAGAATTCTATAAGGCTAATCCAGAATCTAAAAAGACTGCTCAAAATTACAATCCTCCTATGAATAGAAAGCAGAAGAGAATGTATGAAAAGCAATATAAGAAGTATGTTTCAAATATTATTGAAGAAGAAGTTAAGAAGCAAATGATTATTCAAAAGTCTAAATCAAATCTTAGAAAGAATACTCCAGTGACTGAAACAGAATCAGTTGTTATTGAAACCGCAGAAGGTGTTATTTAATGTCTAAAAAGCAGTTGTCTTATACAATATTTACAGAAAAGTATAGACCAATTTCTGTAAAAGATGTTATTATGCCAACGACTTACAAGAATGCTTTTTTGAAAATGGTAGAAGAGGGTGAAGTTCCGCATCTTCTTCTTCATTCCTCTTATCCTGGATCTGGCAAAACATCTTTAGCAAAAGCTTTATGTAATGATATTGGTGCAGATTTTATGTATATTAATGCTTCGGAAGATTCTGGTGTAGATGTTTTAAGAAATGAAATTAGAAGATTCGCATCTGGAAGAAGTATTGTAGGAAAAAAGAAGATAGTTATTCTTGATGAGTTGGACGCAAATTCAAATACATCTTTACAAAAAGGTTTGAGAGGTGCTATAGAAGAGTTTCATAATACATGCAGATTTATAGCAACTTGTAATCATGTAAATAAAATCATTTCTCCTTTAAGATCTAGATTTCAAGATTTTGATTTTAATATGAATACTCAAGAAATTCGTTCTGAAATGATTCCTAAAGTTGTTAATAGAATTAAAGGAGTTTTACAAGTAGAGAAAATTGAATTTGATCTATCTGCTATTCAAGAATTAGTAGAACTACATTTTCCAGATATTCGAAAAATCTATAATATGGTTCAGAAATATTCTAACATGTCTGGAATGATTGATAGGAATATTTTAAACTTTACTGAATCTGATGAGAAGCTTTATGAATTAGTTTTATCTAGAAAGTTTACCGCAGCTAGACAATACATTTTAGATAATGGTTATGATTTTGATGGATTGTATACAGACTTTTATAAAAACTTAGTTCCAAAGATTAAGAATAAAAAAGCACAATTATCAGTTATCAGAGCTATTGGAGAATGGAATTATAGATCGGCATTTTGTACTGATAAAGAAATACCATTTGCTACAATGCTTTTAGAAATTATGTCAGAACTTGGAGAAGAAGGATGACAGAACAAGAATTAAAAAATGGTAAAGAACTTTCGGGAATAGTTACTTTTGTTTCAGATCATTGTAAAATTTGTTTGAAGCAGAAAGAATTGTTTGATAAAGTTTCTTTAAAATATGATACCATTGTTTGTGATAATGATCCTAATTATTTTATTTCAAACCATAATATAGACACTTTGCCAGAAACTAGAATATATGAATCGGGTAAAGTCGTTTGGTCTAAGGTCGATTTTGTTTCAGAAGAAGATCTACAATTTTTAAGGAGTTACATTTGATTTATAATCTTTCTCTAGAAGGTTTTCAAAGACAAAAGAAACATGGAATTTATATTTTCGAAAGTCCTGGATGTTTTACTTGTTCATATCACATAGAAGAATTTTCTAAACACTTTTCGGAATTTTATATCATATCTACTTTAGAAGATCCTGCATATTTTGATTCTATAGAAATTGGAATCACACCTACAACAAGAATCTATAAAAATGATAAATTGATTTGGACAAAAGAGGGAGTTCTTTACGATACACAATTAGATGAAATGAGAAAATTTTTATGATAAATCAATTACAAAAATTATGGGAATCTTATATAAACTATTCCAAACTTATAGAATCTAATAATGGGAATTCTTTTTTATCAGAACTTAGAAAACAAGATTTAGAAAGGTTAGAAATCATTAAGAATCAAATTCAAGAGATTGTTAAAAATAATAAACAAGAACTTGAACAAATTTCTTCTGATGAAAATCTTATTCCAAATTTTGTAGCAGAATCTTTGAAGAAAATGTATGCTCCTCAATATGGTCTTCAATCAATTTTAGAAGATTATCCAGATGATGAAGATGGGAATGATTGTAAAGAAAAATATGAAGAACTTTCTAGATACTGGTATAAACAAAAAGAGTTTTATCATAGTTTAGGAATTAATAGTTTAAAGACGATTAGATTTTATTTGAATTTAAAAAGTATAATAAAGGAGTTTGAATGAATATTAAATTTGTAGTAGCAAGATATGAGAATGATAATTTTGAAGGATTTTTATCAGAGACTATAAAAGATTATGAACATGAATTTATTTGGAACGATGAAGGAAGTTCTATTTTTGAAAAGTATAATATTGGTGTAAATAGACTTGTACAAAAAGGTTTAAATGGAGATGATGTAGTTTGTTTCTGTCATGCTGATGTAAAGTTTATAGATCCTGATTGGGAAGAAAAAGTTAAATATGCTTTCCAAAATATTCAAGGTCTTGGTGTAGCTGGTGTAATTGGTGCTACTGAACTTCACGAAACTGGAGGATGGTGGTTATCTGATCAATCTTTACATAGAGGTCATGTTATGCAATGGGTTGATGATAAGGAAGAAAACAAATATCATATGATTCGTAAGGAAGGAAATTTTACAGATTGTTGTGTTGTAGATGGTTTATGTATGTTTGTTATCGGCCATATTGCACAAAATCTTAGATGGGATTATCAAACGTTTCCAGAATCTTATGATATGTATGATTTAGATTATTGTCTTTCTGTAATGGGTCATGGATATAAAGTTGCTGTTTTAGATATTCTTCTTGAACATAAATCTGCTGGGGTTGGTGTTATGAAAGATTCTTGGAAAATTAATAAAGAAAAGTTCATTAACAAGTGGAAAGGTGCTGGTGTAAATTTTCCTATAAAGGTTATTACTAAAAATGGCTGATAAAGAAGAGAAGAAAGATATCTGGTATTTTTGGAAAGTCTTATGTCAAAAGAAACTACATCCAGACGATTTATCAGAAGATGATTTGTCTGGATACAATGTTTATCAAATGAATCGAATTTTGTCTAGTATTAATATGTATCTTCCAGAAGTAGCAGAATTAACAAAATATGATCTTCCAAAAGAGGTTCATTATAGATATCTTTACAATCTTCTTCCTAAAAAATATCTGCCAGTAGAATATCCTAAAGCTAAAAAATCAAATGATGAAGATTCAAAAGTTGTGGCAAAATATTTTGAATTTGGTTCTAGAGATACTAAACAAGCTTTACAAATTTTAACAGAAACTGATATCAATAATATTAAAAAGAAATATGGTGGAAGAATTCGTTAAAATAAATACTCTTAAAAAGGTAATTCATGTCTTTCAAAAATTTTTATATTTCTGTAGTAGATTCAAAGTTAGAACAAATTAATGAAGTCTTTGAAAACTTATTTGAAGCATCTGAGGGATTTTATAATCTAACATCTAATGGAAAGATGCAGTTTGAGAAATCATTTGAAGAAGCTCCGGAAATTTCTAAAGCGTCAAATTTTACAGTATTAAACCTTTCTAATGAAGATGATAAAAAGAAAATTATAGATCTGAAGAAGAAAGGTTTTGTAAGATTTTTAATGTATGTTGCTGAAAAATCTAGAATAGTAAAACCTTCTATAGACTCTGATTATTTCTTAGTACCAAAAGAATTTTTCACATTTACTACATTAAAACCTTCCAACGATACAGAAAAGTCTTTATTAAAATCTATTAAAGAAAAAGAATCTCAAAGAAC